CAAGGGCGAGCGATAAGGAATCTTGACACACTCTGAGCCCCAGCGTGTGATGTTGGGATGCTCGTCGCACATTCTGCAAAAGGTGTTTTCCCAACTACTACGGAAGGTGGGCATCTTGGAGCCCACGTACTTGTCACGATTGATGACCTCGTACTTGCCCTTGTGAAATTTACTCATGGCTTTATGAAGGGTGCTTGACGACTCTTCTGATTGTTAACTGGGGTAGCAAGGCCCACGCGATTACCTGCTGGCCGCAGAGCGTTCATGGCCTCATAACTGTCTACTGCTAACTTGAGCTGTGCCGTATTATCATCAAAGTATTGAAGAGGATTAACACCCTGTTGCTTGGCTACTTTAATCAATACACTGCCCATGGCTTTGGCCGCAGGTTCTGCGTAGCCTATGCTTACTAATTTAGTAAACACCTGATCCAGCATCACTGGGTCAACACTATCAGCAGGATTTAGGAAACTCTGCAATATAAATGCGCTGGCTTCTGGCAGTGGAAAGTTTACAGTTGAGTTCTTGATAAAGTTGAGTAACTTATCCTGCGTAACTCCATACTTTATCTCATTACCAAAAGTATCATATATGTTTGCACTAACTCTGGCCATAATTAACCACCTGGTGTTGTGTTCTCATTTTCTGTTTCTTCAGCAGGATTCTCTATGATAGGAGGTCTCCTGTCTGGTCTGTTGTTTTCTGTAATGATTCCTGCTACATTATCAAACACTGCTCCAAGTGCCGCATCTTTAACATCAGCGCCGTTAATTGCGGCACTCAATGCCTTGTCTGCTACATCACCCAAGAACTCTCCAAATATGTTTTTAACAAAACTTGTGCCACCAGCCGTGGGTGTTTCAGTGCCATATGTTGTAAATAATTCTTTACTACCAGGGCCTACAAAATCATCTGGTGCGTCGCTAATTATAGGCTGGAATGTTCTGCCTCTGGGGTCACCATAGTTACCTAAGAACTGCAAATCTCTCAGTGTACTTGCCGCTATACTTCCTGTGCCGTCGTCATTAAAGTTCTGATTAGCCGCACTGCCACTTAATGCAGATACGTCTTCAAACCGTGCTAGGTCGACATTAGTAAGATCAAAGTTGACTTGATCGTAGGTAGTAAACGCCTCATACTGGAAAGTCATGGTAAATTCCATGAGTTCGTTACTAGCATAGTCTATGGGAGTGTGAGTAAATCCAGTCATTACAGGATTTATTAAACTGTACTGTACACCTTTTTGAGCATGGTAGAGCACATAGTCAATACGCTCAAAAAAGTTAGGGTTAAGATTGGGATTGTATCCATACTTGTTGCTATCAAAAGGACCGCCAGCACCAAACTGTGACCCAATAAAGTCAAGCCCACCCTCGCCAATGTTTACATTGTTAATGTCCCTGTCACCCTGATTGGCCTTGTTGCGAGGGTTCATGTAGTGGTAAGCAAAGTACTTCATGATAATCTGTAGCCAAGCATTACTAGCAGTATCAACAACTCTGATTGTTACTGGCTGGTATTGTACACCAGTGTTAATGATCTTCTTTTTGTTATACTCGTTCATGGTTTGAGTCTGAAACTCAACCTGAGGCATATCAGCAGTTCTTACCAAACTGCTCATACGGACTCTGAGTTCGTCGTTGTTTACTTCGTCAAAGAAAGGCTGGCCAAACAAGTCCCTGTCAAGTACAAAACTGACATATCCGCCAAATTGTTGTCTGGGAGGGTCTTGCGAGGGGTTGTAATGGTAAGCATTGCGGAAATCCCGCCAATAGAACTCTCTGTCGCCTAACGCACTCCAGATATTCTTAAAGAAATCCGCCATGCCATACCATTACCGATTATTACGCCTGGATACCAGGTTCGTTCAATACCTCTGGATCTGGGAATGGATTACCACCAACCAGTCTGCCATTGATATCGTTATCACCTTGGTAATGGGTGCAGTTATCAAAACGCACTGTCATAGTGATCTGTACAGGATCGTTTACACTGTAATCCTGCTGACCATACGCTACGTTCTGAAGGAAGCAACCTTCCAGGTAAAATACTTCTGTAGGACCAGCATTGGTGCCGTCCATGGTTTCGACTTGCATGTCAAACTTATAATCATTACCAGCGGCTGGTGTAGTCTGCTGGAAGAAGTTTACCTGACGTTGCAACTGTGCACCAACCAGTCTTGATGTAGCGTTAGTGATGTCATCTCTAACTACAAGATCAATTGTTGACCACTCATGCTTGCCATGGATGTAACTCTTACTGTTGTATGAATCCACTACTACTTCTGGAAACGCTACTGTAGGTCTAGTTACACTCTGGACGTTTTGCGTGAGTGTTCTTGACTGTGGCTCACCGCCGAAACCTGCAAGCATAGTAACTCTGAAGCGATACTGGAGCTTGGGCATGAGGATACCATTGCCTTGGTTACCGGCAAGTGGAACACCAAACTTGTCACGGGTTTCAACTGTATTAATATTTGCCATTTTCTATCTCCTACTGGAAAATCATTCTATGTCGTTATTTATCAGAAACAGCCTAAAATTATTAAGCATAGTTTTAATTATCATCCATAAAAAAAGGGGGCCGAAGCCTCCAGAGGTGATATAAAATATCAGTTACTACCAGTCTCGCCCAGTGTGTTCTGGATTCTGATTGGAACGTAGATGAACTCAATAGTCTTGACAGGCTGTATAGCAATGTCAACCCAAAGTTCGTTACGATCAATACGATCTGGTGTGTTGTTTGATGAATCACATACTGTCAGGAAGTCAAACAAACCTCTGGCAGTTACTAACTGACCCAGGAATCTGTCAACTGTTGTCTTAGCGTTCTGACGTGTGATATCATCGTTTGGCTCAAACAGGAATGGGCGCATTGCCTCATCCAGTCTGTCACGGATGTAGTTAACCAAACGTGCAACGTTAACACGATCCAAAGCACTTGCTACTGGATTGAGTGTCTTTTGACCAAACACTACAATACCTCGGCCAGTAAATGTGCCAATTGGATTGATCTTGTTGATGTACAGGTTGTCACGCTGGCCTTGGCTCAGTGCTACTGGTCTGTACTCGTTGCTTTCTGCATCCAGATAACCAACGCTTGTTGCGTTGCTTACCAAACCACGCTGATAGCCTGCTGGCGCAAACCAAGGATAAGCCACCTGGTCGTTGTAAGCCATGGTTCTGAGAATCATGTGGCTTGGTGGGACCATGATGTCTGTGCCGTCCAAGCCTGAAGTCAGTGCGCTTGGGTAGTACACAGCAGAGTAAGGATTTGCAATAGTAAGGCCTTCCTCTCCGTTGCTTGATGCTTGTCCTGCGTTAGTTGCCCAGTTAGTGATGCTTGTGTTGTCTGCGGCCAGACGCATTGGTGTATCACCAACTACAAAAGCAGTCTCTTTGCGGTCTACGTTAAGGTTAACCATTTCATCCATCATTTCAGGATAGTTTGGACAACCAATAAGGTTGAATCTCAATCCTTCGTTACGGATATCTTCGTTAGCGTTTACAGCCGCTTGCATGGCATCAATTACCATCTGACGCTGTGCTTTGCGCAACATGTTGGGTGAGCCATCAGCGTTCAAGCCGCTTACTGTTCTCCAACGTGACGCATTGTCGTCCCACTGACGGATTGTGCCGCCACTTGCAATCATGTTCCAGCCCAGGATGTTGGTTGGATACAACACAGGGTTAGGAGCATCATCAAACAGTGGTGCGTTGGGTGACGCTCTGAAGTCGCCAAATACTACACCTTCTGATGTTTCCTGATCTGCATTATCTACCAGGCTCCATGCAGTGTTATTCCAGCGATAAATCTCTGGATACTTCTCAAGGTTGTCAGTGCTGATCCAAACGTCACCGTTGATGAGATCTGAACCATCTGAACGTGTGGTTGGAGCAAGTACCTGAATTTGCTTATCGCCCTGGAAACTTACCCAGGCTTGACCAGTATTAACAAGTAGATCAAGATTGTCTGTGCTAGTAACATTGTCATACCACAATGTTTGGTCAGCAATGTCACCCAAGGGTGCATCAGAACTTGCTACATATACCAGTGGCTTCCACTCAGTATAACCTTGGGTTGAGTTGGTTTGACCAAATACACCAAACTCTAGTCCCAATACTGCTGGCGAGAAGCCTGCGATACTACCGTTAAAGAACTTAACAGCATAGCCTTCATTTTGAGTAAACTTGATCTGGTTACCATTAACAATCTCAGCTCTGAGTGCGTCACGCAGATTAGGATTGGTTGCGCCTGATACACTGTTGTTGATGTCTGATACTGCATCAGCCAGGCTAGCAAAACCATCGTTGTTAGC